GGCCTGGTACGCCTGCTGGATGATGCCGAGGTTGCGAAGCGCGAGGCCGGCCGAGGTGTCGCCGACGAACTGCAGGTCCGCGAGCGGGGCGCCGTTGTCCTGCAGGATCTTGCGGGCGTTGGTCAGCGCGGTCAGGTCGGAAGCGAACGGCGTGGTGCCGGCCGTACCGAAGGCGCGGGACGCGCCGACCTTGACGGCCAGCGCCGCGTCGATCTCGCATTCGTTGCGGAGAGTCCGCATGCCCTGCTTGATGAGCTGCGACACCCAGTCCTGGTCGATCGTCGCGTTCTGGAGCGAGCGCTGCTGCTCGCCGGTCAGGTTCCACGAGACCTTGCGGGACTTGGTGATCTGGACGCCGACGCTGGTGGCGGTGGCATCCGCGCCGGCCGGGGCCGTGGCGCCGGGCGTGAAGTCCGAGGCCGCGCGGGTGGGGGCGACCGGGACGGTGACGGTATCGCCGACGGCGACGCCCTTGTCGTCGAAGCGGGCGTCGATGGCCGCCACGACGCCGAACGGCTCGTTGGCGACTTCCTTGGCGGCGCTGAACAGGGTCGGCGCCAGAGCGGTGAGGGTGTTGGCCACTTGGGGCTCCTATGGGGTCAGTCGGTGAGGGTCAGCCCAGCGGCCATCCGAGCGGCCCGATCCTTCGCGGGCAGTTTCTCGAACTCGGCCTTGGACATGGTGCGATTGCCGGCTCCCCCGGCGCCTGATCCAGGCGGCTTCCCGCCGCCGCCGGCCCCGCTCGCCTTGAAGAGCGAGGGCCATTTCGTGATCGCTTCCTTGACGAGGTCGTCGAAGGTCGCGAGACCGTCCTTTCCAGAGCCGGCCATCGGCGTCTCGCCGTCGGCGGCCATGATCTTGACGACGCGAGCGCCGCCTTCGGTCTCGAATTTCACGCGGGACGCCAGCCGGTCGGGCATCAGGTCGATGCCTTCCTCGGTCGCGCCCGCCTTGCTCAACGCGGTCATCAGACTCGTGCCGATGATGGCGGAGCGTTCCGACGCGCGGGCGGCGTTCAGTTCCGCCTCCAGCGTCGCCTTCTCCTTGGCCCAGCCGTCGCGGTGCTGGTTCAGAACCTTCTCGAAGTCGCCGGCCTTTTCGGCCTTCTCGCGCTCGGACTTCTGCTTCTCCTCGACCAGCGCCTTGATCTCGTCAGCGGAGAGACCCAGCCCCTCGTACTGCTTGGCGAGTTTCTGCGCGTCGCGGGCGGCCTGGCGCTCCTTGGCGAGCGCGCCCTTGAGGGCGGTCGTGTCCTCCAGGCCATCGACCTTGAGGGTGAACTTGCCGTCCTTCTCCTCATAGAAGGAGCGCACGGCCTCGGGCACTTCGTCGATCGTGTCGACGGACATCTTCAGGGTCATCAGCGTCTCGCTTGGGTGATTGCCTCTTCCCGAGGCGGAATGACCAGCGCGTCGCGCGCCGGCCGGAAGTCGCTATTCGGCCCCGTCTTGGGCGTCGGCCGTGATCCGGTACTGCAGCAGCGCCGCGCCGGAGAGCATCTTGTGGGTGCCGCCGGGCGCGGTGCCCCAGCCGGTCGAGACGTCGCCGCCGCGTCGGACCAGCACGAAGCCCACGCTCATGATGTCGCCGCTCTCGACGCGGGCGCAGATGCCCCGAACCGTGCGGATCGCGTCGGCGTTCGGCCAGCGCTTGACCTCAACGACGTTCTTCGCGCGGCGCGGGCGGCTCATTCACGCTTCCCCAATTCGATGTGCGCGATACCCACGCAGCGGCAGTTGATCTCGCTGCCGGGGTGCCCAGTTCCCTCAGGTGGGACGGCCCAGGCGAAGATCTTGCCCTCTTGGCGGCGGTGTGTTTCGCGCTCGCGGTTGTCGAGCACGCCGGACCAGCGATATTGCGTGATGCCGGCCTGCTCCTGACGAAGCTGGTTCAGGCTCGACGTCGCCTTGGCGGTCTGGTCGCGGGCGATCAGTTGCGCGCGGCGGTCGAGGATGCCGAACTCGTCGCGCAGGGTTTCCGCCAGAGCGGCAGGGCGCGTGCCCGAGATCACCGCGTCCAGCACGGCCCGCTCGACCCGCGCCTTGATGTCGTCGCCCAGGTTGCCGATCAGCGCGACGTTCTTGCGAACCAGCGCCTGGAACTCGTCTTCGATGTCGTCGCGCGCCAGTTGGGCGCCAAGGTCGATCCCGGTGGACCGCTTGACCTCGCGCACCCAATCCTTGCGGTGGCGCACTTCCTCGCGCGCCAGCAGCTTCGTCACGATCGCGGCCACGTCCGGCACGATGCGGGCGATGACCGTCTTGAGCCCGTCCAGGGCGCCATTCGTAACAGGGCGCAGTTCAACGGACGGCGCGATGACCCGCTTCGTATATCGCGCCGCCTCGATGATCAGCGACCGCAGCGCCCGCTTGTAATCCCGCTCCGCCTTCCGGCTCGGCTTGGGCGGCATGATCTCGATCGCCTTGCGGTTCGCGATCCGCTTCGCCTTGATCAGGGCGGCGAGGTCGACGCGCTTGTTCATGCAGCCGCGGCGGCGCCGTCCTCATTGTCCATCGGGTCGGCCGGGTCGTCTTCGCCGTCGTCGGCCGCGTCATAGGCGGAGAGCTTTTCGGCCTCGTCTTCGGGATCGAAGTCGTCGGCCAGCACGCCGCGGCGCTGCATCTCGCGCAGCAGCGTCTCGTGGCTGATCAGCCCGCGCTCGCACATGGTCAGAAGCGTGTTCTGGTCCACAGCGCCGACGCTGATCCCGCCGAACTCCTTGTTGACGTTGACCGAGCAGTCTTCGCCCAGGCCGATATAGGCGCCCATGCCGGCCAGAGCCGCCTCCAGGGCGTCCTCCAGCGCGTCGGCCATCATGAACAGCGCCGAGTTCTCCTTGGCGTCGTCCCTGATCTCGCCCGTGGCGGTCGCGGCCGGCTTGTTGATCAGCAGTTGCAAGCCCATGGCCTGCATCTGCGTCTCCAGGTCTTTCAGGTCGTTGCGCCCCGCGTCGATCGCGGCGCCGGAGTGCTCGACATAGACCAGCTTGGAATCGACCGCCGTGGCGCGAGCGAAGGTGCCGGCGCCGATCGTGAGCGTGTCCTTCTCGTCCCAGCCGGAACCGAACAGGATCGGGACGCGCGCGACGTGCAGGATGGTGCGCTGGTCGCTGGACGACTGCCAATGCGCCAGGTTCAGCTCGGCCAGATCGGCGAGCGGGGGCTTGCCTTCGAAGAACCCGCACCGGCTGAAATAGACCGGCGTGATCGGGATTTCGCGCGCCGCCATGGTGCCGCTGTCATGCAGCAACCACTTGCCTTCCTTGTCCTTCCTGTAGGTCGTCCAGAGGCAATTGCCCTCGCCGATCTCGATCACGCGGACCTGCTCGACCTTCGCGTCCTCATATGGCGACTTGGGGTCTGGCTCGTCGACACACTCGACGATGCGGATCTGCGTCGCGACCTCGCGCCCGGCAACGGTCGTCGTCTTCCAGCCGATCAGATCCTCGGCCTTGATGTGCACGAGGTAGGGCCGCAGCCCCGTGGCGATCTCGTCGGCCCGCGTCGCGCCATCGGGCAGCGCCGGCGGCATGTCCTGCAGGATGAACGACACGCCGCACGCCATCGCGTCCAGCGCCACCTCATAGGCGAAGGTGTTCAGGTCGCGCCCGGTCAGGTCGACGTTGTCGCACAGGTCGGCAATCGCCTTCGGCACGTCGTCGCCGACCTGGACCGGCTTCGCGAAGATGCGCCCGACCATGTCGACCACGGTCTTCGAGAACGCGTTGAACAGCACCGTGCGATTCAGCCGGGCCGCATAGGCGACCGTGTCCTCGGCGTACTCGCGCGGCAGGAACGTCTCGCCCGCCTTCCGCATCGCCGCCGTGCCGCCCATCAGGGTCGACGCCAGCAGCCGACGCTCGGCGCCGCGCATATAGGCCGCCGAGGGCGTCCGGACGGTTTTTTCTGTCTCGGTCATATCCGCAACGGTTGAGAGGTGACGGAGCGTGTCGGCGGGTCAGCGAACGTCAGCATCAGAGCATCGGCGTGGTCGGGGCTCGAAATGCCCCGGCGGCGCAGCTCTTCCTTCTTCTCGATCACGATCTTGCCGCGCTCGTTTCGCCCCCACTTCACCAGCGAGAGCTGCAGGCACAGGGCGTCGCTTTCGGTGTCCCCGGACGGCAGGGCGAGCAGGTCTGTGACCGGATGCTCGCGACCGCCTTCCTTGCCCTCGCGGAACAGGACGTGCTCGTGCGTCCGCTGAAGGGCGGTGCGGCACAGCCACCAGATCTCGGCTTTCATGTTGCCGAACATCTCTTCCGAGGTCCGGCCGTCGGGCCATTTGCGTTCGGAGGGCGGCAGGCCCGTGTTGACGGCCACCACCTTCAGCCCGGCATTCGGGTTCCGCATCAGCGTCGACGAGACGCCAGCGCCGACGCCAGGGGCGTCGAAGTTCAGTTTCGCGGCGCCGGCCGCCTTGGAAATCTCCAGGCCCCAGAACGCCGTCTCTGTCGTGTCCGGGTTTCCGCGCGATTGTGGGCGATCGACGACCGCGCCAGCGCGGGCCACCGCGACCGACTTTGCCTTGCCGGCGCCGACGTCCAGGCCGACCGTCGCGACATTGGACCTGCGGACGCGCGGGTCGAGCGCAAGCAGCCGCTTGGCGCTCTCAACCCACAGGGCCGGGATGCAGATGCCCTCGACCGAGGCCGAGTAGTCGATGTCGTATTCGCTTGCCCAGGTCGTCGGGTCTGAGAAGCTGGCCTTCTTCGCCGCGGCCCATTCGTCGGTCTTGCGCGGGTCGTCCCGCCAGTGCAGCCGCATGATCTGGTGCGGCTTCATGATGGAGTGACGCTTGCGGGCGAATAGGTTGCCCATGCCGTTCACGGACGAGACCCAGAGCACGCAGTCGGTGTTACCCGACAGCGCCTTCTCCACCGTCTC